TTTTGCTCTTGCCGATACGATCCAACTATGCGATTATAGGCGCGGTCGATTAAAAGGAGACACCATGGACCACCCATTGCGAGCCTACTTGAAGAAACACAATCTGCGCCAGGGGGCTTTCGGCGCCTCTGTCGGCATCAACCAGTCCACCATTTCCGACATTCTGAACTGGCGCAACGTGCCGAGCCTCTACACCGCTCTGCGGATCGAGCAGCAGACGGGCGGCAAGGTCAAGATGAAGGACATGTGCCGGCAGGAGTGGCTTTAACCAAACGAAAGGAAGGCAAAATGAGCGAGATTAAAATTGAGAAGGGCGTGCCGTTCTACGCTTTTTCCGGTTACGCAAGATACCCTTTCAAGGTAATGGAGGTAGGGGACAGTTTTTTTGTGCCTGTTAATATGCACTCAAGAGTGGTTTCGGCGTCTTCATGGTACGGACGCCACCATAACAAGAAATTCTCCGTGCGGAAAACAGAGCAAGGATCCCGCTGCTGGCGGATTGCATGAACTGGCTTGCCAAAGTCTACGCAGTCGGCATTTTTTGAGGACAGATGCAATACGAACTCCCGGCCCCTCCGTCTACTAATCAATTATTTGCCACCATCAAGGGGGCTAATGGACCGTTGCGGATCAAAAGCCGGGAGTACAAAGCTTGGATCAAGGCTGCTTGCCTAGAGATAATGATCCAGCGCGGCAAGATACCTGCGGCGCCGCCTCCGTACTGTATCTACATCCGCCCGGCCTATACCTTTGGCAAGCGCGACTTGGATAATTTCGCGAAGCCCATCATTGACATACTCGTACGTATGAACGTGATAACCAGAGATACGGATGAATATGTCAAGCTCGTGACTATCGAGACTCAGCACGAGAGCAAACACTGTCTTGTTTCCATCAGCACATACACAGGTGGCAAATGATCCGTCGAATCCCATGGCAGCCAGAAGAAATCGACCGCCTTGTAGAAATGATCGAGGCGAAAACATCTCTTCCACGCATGGCCGCTGCACTGAACAGGTCTATATCAAGCGTCAAACACCGGCTTGACCGGATGGGGCTAGAACACACGAGCCAGCCCAGATACACCCGAGAGGAATTAGCTTTACTGGACGCTGCCGTAGACGCCGGTACGCCGACCTGGAAAATACTACAGCTTTTTCCCACAAAAACGCGCAATTCCGTTGTTTCCAAAATATCATATGCCCGCAAAAAAGCGAGGATTATCTCCCCTCAACAGCCCGTTGATATGTTCGAGGACGAGCGGATCAAGAAAGCGAACCGGCACGGCTGCGCTATGTTTCTCCAGGCCCTGATCAATGCTTACGGGCCGCCACGGGATCGGCAGCGGAAATCATCCGACGAGGCGGCGGCTATCCTTCTCGGGCACCGGATGACGCAATACGGCAGCGAACAGCGACGGACATATGGAGGGGTGAGTGCATGACAACTGACGCCTATTTCGTCGCCTGCGAACACATCCACTGGTGCCGCCAGAACAACTACAGCCCAAGCCGGGTGTGGCGCGACTTTGGGATGATCCCTCCCCTATACAAGCGGGCCACATGGCGCGATGCCATAGCCTTGGTTGCCCGGGAATGGGATAAGCTGGAGATACGGACATGCGCGACCTAACGCCGCAACAACTCCGAGAAATCACCGCGTTGCTTCGTGTTGGCGGCAACATCACGGCCATAATGTTGTGTACGGAATGGCTCAAGTGCGGTTTGAAGCAGGCTTTGTTAACGGTAAAAGAAATCCAAGATACGATCGATGGTCCACAATAGCATTGCGCCAAAAAGGCTTTGTGCTATAGTGACATAGCGCGGCACCGGAATAGCTACCGGGGCCGTTCTTCTCCCCTCCTGGGATTGGCCTGCCGCGCTCCTTTTCTAAAAGTATACTGGAGGGACAGGAGAGGGTAATGGCGCGTATTCGCACTATAAAACCGTCTTTTTTTCGGCACGGTGGACTATATGACGCCGAAAAAGAAACACGTCTGCCTATTCGGGTAGCCTATGCAGGCTTATGGACGGCTTGCGACAAAGAGGGGCGCTTCCGCTGGAACCCCCGCGAGCTAAAACTTGACTGCCTTCCCCACGATGAACTGGATTTTTCACGCGTGCTTGACGCGTTGACCACGCGTGGCTTCATTGTGAAGTACACCGTCGATGGTATTACGTATGGTTGCATACCTTCATGGAAAGACCATCAGGTTGTAAACAACCGTGAAACCCCATCGTTGTTCCCAGAACCGCCTGATAACATTGAACAATTGACGCGTGATCCACGCGTGCATGACGCGTCAACAACGCGTGGCGAGAATTGTCAAGGGGAAGGGAAGGGAAAGGAAGAGGGAAAGGAAGGGAAAGGAAGTATAGGTTTAGTCGCTGTCGCTCCTGCGAAACCAGACCCTCGCGGAACTCGTTTACCGGATGACTGGACCCCTTCCCCCGCGCTTTTGGCTTGGGCGGAATCGGAAGCAATCCCAAACGTGCAGCGGCAGACTGATCGATTCCGCGACTATTGGCGCGGCAGGGCCGGAAAAGATGCCCGTAAAAGCGATTGGGACGCCACCTGGCGCAATTGGATGCGAAAAAGCGCCGAGGGTAGCGGAAAGGCAACAAAATCGCCCAGCGGCCCGGAAAACGGCTTTGCGGCCCTATACAGGGAGAACTACGGAAAATGAACGAATTGCAGACCCAAACCCGTGATTGGCGGCAATGGACACGCCGGGAGCTTGACGGCGAATGGATTTGCCCAGACGTAACCGAACACATGCGGGCGGTCGCGGCTCAGGAACTCTCTGATTTCCAGCATCGGTTTTTGCCCCCTAAGCCTGGGATTGTGTTTCGCTGGCTAAATTCGCTGGGGATTCTTACCGCTGGGAGAATATCTGCCGAGGATGCCGAGCTAAAGGTTGGGGCCTATGCCTCTATTCTGGATTTTCCGTCCGGCTGTTACACGCAGCATTCATTGAAGCGGGCAGCCGAGACATTCAAGTTTTGGCCGTCTATGGCAGAGCTTACCGAGCTTTTGAAAGACGAAGAACGGCGCATACACGTTGATAAGCATAGGCTATCCATCATTGCGAAGCCGCCTGAAAAGAAGCCAGAGGTAAAAACTGTTGACCGTTCAGACGAAGCTATAGCCCGCTGGAACGCATCTTTAGCTGACGCGTTAGACCACATGAAGGTTAAAAAATGAAACAGCTAGTTATGAAAACAGCAGAAATCCAGTTCATCGCCGCCCGGCTATTCGTTAACGCGGCCAACCGGCACCGGGCAGAGATTCAGGCGATTACCGACCATGGCTATGGGGCCTACCTCTACGGCTTGCTTGCGGACGAGGCATGGGTCTGCGCACAAAAGGGCTGCGAGATAGCTTGGCCTGCCGACCGGATCAAGCCAATTATGGCATGGAAGCGCCAGGAGAACGCGCCAGCCGTTGGCCTTGTGCTTGCAGTGCAGCCATGGACTATCCCGCCCGAGACATTGGCCCTGTTCAATGCCGGTCGATACGAGGCGCCCCCGGAAAAATAATCGGCACACCCGAAAATACCTGTTGACATCCCCAACGGCGCGGGCGAATATGGGCCATCAACAACGGAGGGTAACATGACCTACATCACCATCACCACCGACAACCTGGACGCAGCCCGCGAAGCCTGCATCGCCATCGACCAGCGGAACGAACTCAAGGTTGGTTGCGAGACCTGGGGCATCATCTACCAGGGCGGCCAGCGCGGGCAGATGGCCGTGTGGCCGGAAGATGGCCGCGCCGCCGTCATGTGGGGTTCCGACAGCCAGTGGGGCGATTGGGACGAGACCACCCGCACCCTGCGCCTGGACAGCGGCGAGACCGTCAACGAGGACGGCGAGGTGACGAGCGAGGAGGCTTAGCCCATGACCAGCCCATCAAAAGACGACCCCGGCATAGACACTTTTAGCTTTTCAGACAGCAGCGGGCATATCGCCCTCGGGCAATACGATGGCCACACAACATCGCTGTTTATCCCGAAAGAGGATGCGGCGGCTATTTTGCTGAAACACCGCGCTATTGTGAATGCGAATCCCAAACTGCTGGCGTTCGCGGAAAGCTTTCTCGATTGGCACAATTTGATTGCGCAACCTAACCAAGAGGGTGAAGCATGACCAAGGAACTATACATCCAAGCAACCGATGAAATCGAGGCCGAACTGACCGAGGCCGGTATGCCGGAAGAAAAAGCCCGGCAAATCGCGGAAAGCAAAGCCTATGACCGTATGCGCGACCGTATGGCGGACATGGCCGACGATCTGCGCGCCCGGCGCCGGGAGCAAATGCCATGACCGAACACAAGCATACACCGGGGTATTATCGCGCCTCGACCATGACGATGAGCCGAAAGGCGTGGGCTTCTCTCAATCAAGGCCCTTTGAACATCGTGCAGCGAGGCCAAGACGTTCTCGCGGTCGTTTGGTGTGACGATGATTCGAGCGAGCAGGCGCAGGCACGCCTGTTCGCCGCCGCCCCAGACCTGCTTGCCGAGCGCAACCGGCTCGCAACAGAATTACAGCACTGTCTTTGCGCCCACGAGGCTGCAAACTCGGCGCTGGCCGACGCACGGGCCGAACTTGACCGGCTGCGGGCGCTGAACGCCGAACTGCTGGCGGCATGTGAGCATGTGCTTAATGGCCCATTGTCACTGCCTCGGTTTGCCGCAGACGAAATGCGCGCCGCCATCGCCAAGGCGAAAGGCGGTGCGGCATGAATCCCATAGACAGCGCTGCGCACCGCTTGGCGACAGGCACAAGCGACAACAAGCCCCGGGACTGGGCCTTAACCGCCATAGGTGGCCTGATCCTGTTCGGCGCCCTTGGCGTCCTGGCAACGGGCCTGTGGCTGATTTCGGGATGACCAAGGTGGCTAAAATGACTGAGCGTTGTGATAATTGCCGATACGGCCGCCTTGAAGAAAACGCGGCGCGAGCAATGGACCAACTGGAAACAATCCTTTGTTGCCGTTTTCCACGCTCCGAATGGCACGAACCGAACTGGTGGTGCGGAGAATGGGTGCAGAAGTCAGGAAAATAGTTTGCCCATAGCGATTTTAATGCTATGATATACCATCAACAAAAAAGGATTTGCCATGCGCTATCTTGCTGTTTTGATCGTTCTCACGGTCGCCGCTTGTTCTGACCACAGCATTGATCCGGCCAAGCCGAACTATAGCCAGGACCAGTGCTTTGCCGCCTACTCTAACGGCTTCCCGGCCAGCAACCGGGAGCTTGAGGCGTCCGGCAAATGCCCGAAGGAGGTGATCAAGTGAAGAAGAAAGGTAAGGGCGGCAAGAAGTGCTAGGCTACGGCTATAGCGCGGACGGCCTTTCAACAGAGCATTATTCAGGCTGGCGGCATAACACCAGGTTCTCTGATGCGTTAGCCGCTGGCCTGGATACCATCAAGAGCCGACGCCCAAATCTCCGTATAGACTGGCGCGTCTATATCTGTTGCTGGGCGGCGGAAAACGGCTTGAGGCTAGATGGTGATTTCCTGGAGTGTGGCGTATTCACAGGAATATATTCCCGCGCCATCCTGGAATACACAAAAACTGACCGTAAATTCTGGCTGTTGGACACATTCACAGGCATAGACCACGCGCTTCTCACCGCCCCGGAAAGATTTAACACAAGAATGAACCGAAAGTATGACGGTGACTGTTTTGAGGAAGTTAAAGAGACCTTTTCACAGTTTCCAAATGTGAAACTAGTCAAGGGATCGGTTCCGGCTACTCTAGATCAAGTGACCTCCGACAAGCTGGCCTATGTCTCAATCGACATGAACGCGGCATATCCGGAGGTTCAAGCCGCTAAATTCGCATGGCCGCGTATGTCAAATGGTGCTATGATGCTGTTCGATGATTACGGATTTCGGGCGCATGCGACACAACGGGAAATGCTTGACCAGTGGGCTGAGGGCGAAGGCGTATCGATCCTGGCGCTACCCACAGGTCAGGGTTTGGTGGTGAAATGACCAAGGTTTATACCGTGACGGTTAGGGAAAGCCAGCCGTCATACGATTGGGTGCTTCATATGCATGCGCAAGATGCCGCAGACGCCGTTGAGAAAATGCTCATTTTCATTCGCCAACGAACAAAAAACATGAATGATGCTTTAAAAAATAGGCAGACAGCGACCTGTGACGCCCCGGGAGTAGGCCCATGCTCTATTCAAGGAATAGACCATCCGCACCATGACAACATGGTCGACTTGCTTTTGTCGGATGGCACGAGGACGGAAGGGTATTACAACATCAACGAATACCCTGAAACATGGGTTATCAAGGGACCCCACTCTCCGGGTGCATATGTTATCCACTGGACGGAGAGGCGCCATGCCAGCCCGCATTCGTAAGATACGCCACGACGAAGACACCAGGAGAAAAATCCAAACCAGTCAGTTGGTAAACCGCCTTTCCGACCATGTACTTGGAAAGATTGAACTGACTAACACGCAAGTAAGGGCGGCTGAGATACTACTGAGCAAGACCCTCCCCAACCTCGTATCCACTCAAATGGATATGAACGCGGCGGTTACGGTGAATGATCCAGTCGACCGCCCAGCTAAGGAAACCCATCAGGAATGGATCGAGAGGCGCAAGCGTGAGCTACTCCTGGTCGCCCCAGCCGGGTCCGCAGACTGAGGCAATCTGCGCTGACTGGTGCCCTGAGCTATTCTACGGGGGCGCTGCCGGTGGCGGAAAATCGGACTTTTTGCTTGGGGATTATCTCCAGGACGTACCCACTTATGGGCAGGCCTGGAAAGGCATCCTGTTTCGCCGGACCTACCCCGAGCTAGAGGAACTGATAGCCCGCGCTCACGAGATATATTCATCCTCGGGCGGCGGGTGGAACGAGCAGAAGAAAACTTGGACTTGGCCCAACGGCGCTACGCTCAAGATGCGATTCCTCGAGGCTGACAGGGACGCCACCCGCTACCAGGGCCATCAATATACCTGGGTAGGTTGGGATGAGTTGACGCAGTGGCCCAGCCTGTTCCCCTACCGCTACCTACGCGCCCGCCTCCGATCCGCTCAGAACGTCCCCACAAAGCGAATACGGGCCGCTGCAAACCCTGGGGGCCTGGGTCACATGGCGGTGAAGCAATACTTCATCGATCCAGCGCCGGGCGGCTTTGTGCCAGTGCGCGACCCTGACACCGGCTTACAGCGTATGTTCATCCCTAGCCGGATCAGGGATAACGCGGTATTGCTGAGGAACGACCCGGATTATATCGCCCGGCTAAAGGGCTTAGGCTCAGATGCCATGGTCAAGGCATGGCTAGAAGGAGACTGGAATGTCGTGGACGGCGCTTTCTTTGATTGCTGGCATAGTGCTCGCCATGTTGTCAGTCCTTTTAGCATTCCTGACAACTGGCTCCGCTTCCGATCATTCGACTGGGGCAGTGCGCGACCGTTTAGCGTCGGCTGGTGGGCGGTTGTTACGGACGATTACAAGACTCTGGACGGGCGGATTCTCCCGCGTGGCGCGCTGGTACGGTATCGTGAATGGTATGGTGCGAAAGGCCCGAACGAGGGGCTAAAGCTGACTGCTGAGGAAGTGGCAGAGGGGATTATCGCACGTGAAGCCGGCGAAACGATCGCCTATGGTGTGGCTGATCCGAGCATTTTCACCCAAAATGGCGGGCCGTCCCTGGCCGAACGCATGATGCCGTACAAGTGCTACTGGAAGCCGGGCGATAACCGCAGGGTAGGACATAACGGCGCACAAGGCGGCTGGGACCAGATGCGAGAGCGTCTTAAAGGGGATGATGAAATCCCCATGCTGTATGTGTTCAATACCTGCAAGGATTTTATCCGCACCGTGCCGGCGATGCAGCATGACCCGTCCAGGCCAGAGGACATCGACACAAACGGGGAAGATCATTGTGCGGACGAATCTAGGTATGCGTGTATGTCTCGGCCGTGGATTAAACCTAAGCCTGACGCCAAAAAGCACACCCCGCAATTCTATGGCGCCCCTGACGGAACCATTAAGTCCGGCGCCACGCTGGATGAACTATGGAAGCCTGCAAAGCGTGGTGGGAATGCCCGTATATAACATTTGCGCTTGTGTTAAACCGTGATATGGTAGGGAAACAGCCAGCGAGGCCACTATGCGCAGTTATTCCAGTTTCACCCCGGTTTCCTGCGCGGTTGTGACCGCAGGGGCTGCGGCGGCATCCATCACTATCCCGTCAACTGTCTCCGGTAAGGACCACGTCCTGTTGATCCAGGTATCGACGAACGCAGCGGCCATTTCGTTTAGCGGCACCGCAGAGGCGCCAGATGGCACCCCAGATTCAAAGGCTCTGACCTACATCACGGGCGCCCGCGAATATATCAATGTTGGCGCATCAACCACGGCCCTGAGCTATATCCGCGTTGGAGGCTCTGATGCGGTGGTCTACCTGACTTGGGGCTATAGCAACTAATGGATAACAGCACTCAGACAACGGCTGAGTCTGTAGAGGATTTTGGCGAGGATCAAAAGGGACTAGCCAAGCGCTGGGGCGCTGAGATTGCGCTGTTTGAGGCAAACGCCAAGGACTGGCGCAATCGGTGCCGTAAAATCTCCAAGAAATACCGGGACGAGCGGGAAGAGATCAACAAGACCGTCCGCATGTTTGCGCTGTTCTGGTCGAATATCGAGACGCTCAAGCCCGTCACCTATTCCCGCGTGCCTAAGTCGGACGTTCAACGCCGCTACAAGGATGCGGACCCGGTTGGCCGTGTGGCCTGCGAGATAGCAGAGCGTGCGCTTGACTACTCCATTGACTGCAACGACCGCTTTGACCGCGTGATGCGGGATTGCGTCGAGGATTACCTGATCCTGGGCCAAGGGACCGCTTGGCAGCGGTATGTCCCGCATTTCAAGCAGGAACGCCCCCGCATTGCTGTGACGCCCAACGCCATCGTCGGGGAGCAAGAAACGCCCCTGACCGAGCAGGGCATGGATATTGAGGCCGAAGGCGTCCAGGTATCCAACGATGCCCGCGAGAGCATGACGCAATTCCGTTCTGATGACGGCAAGCTGTACCCATCGGCAGAGCAGGACGAGCAGGGCTATTACGTCAACGGCGAGCCGGTAGATGTTATCGAATACGAGGAAGTTGTCGACGATTACGTCTACTGGCAGGATTTTGGCTGGAACTCCGGGGCGCGCACTTGGGATGAAGTCTATGCCATATGGCGCATTGCCTACCTTTCCCGAGATGAACTAAAGGCACGGTTTGGCGAGAAAAAGGCCAAGGACATCCCCCTGGACTATGAGCCTCGGGATATTGATAACAAGATGGCGGCGGAAACCCGAGACTTGTTCAAAAAGGCGACGATTTACGAGATTTGGGACCGGACGACCAAGCGCGTTATCTGGCTGCACAAGGCCGTAGAGACGCCGTTGGACGTAAAAGACGACCCGCTGCAAATCTCCGATTTCTTCCCCGCGCCGCGCCCGGCCTGGGCTACGCAGTCGAACGACATTCTGTTTCCGATTGCGGACTATGTGTATTACCAGGACCAGGACAACGAGATTAACGACCTGACGGCCCGTATCTCCATGATGGAGAAATCCATCCGGGTGCGTGGGTTTTACCCCGGTCAGGCCGACCCATTCCGCACGCTGCTACAGGACGCGGGCGACTTGGATATGGTGGCGTACGACCAGCAGACGGTCGCTGCGCTGCAAGGCATGGGGCTATCCGACCTCTCCAAAGCCATCTTCTTCTTTCCGTTTGAGGTAGTGGTTGCGGCATTGCGCTCCTGCATTGAAATGCGGGCGCAGTTGATCCAGGACGTATACCAGATTACCGGCCTGTCAGACATTGTGCGCGGGCAGTCGGACCCAAACGAGACGGCAGAAGCTCAGGCCATCAAGGCGCAATCGTCTGGGCGTCGGGTGTCAGAGAAAACCAAGGAAATCGCCCGTTTCGCACGCGATATGCTGCGGATCAAGTTTGAAATCATCTTTAACCATTTCGATGATTCCACCATCTGGGCTATGACCTCTGCGGCCAATATCCCCGAAGTTATGGCCGATCAGACAAAAGGCCAGATCGACCCTGCCACGTTGCAGCCTGGGGCCGGTATGCCGCAGGTGGATGAATACGGGCAGGTTTTCCGTTCGGCCATGAAACTGCTGCGCAATAAGGCACTCCGGCATTTCCGGGTTGATATTGAGACGGACTCCACGGTTGCGGCGGATGACGTTAACGAAAAGCAGAAGCGCAACGAGTTTGTTACCGCGGTTGGCACCATGCTCGGTCAGGCTGTGCCGATCCTCAAGGAAGCGCCAGAACTAGCCCAGATGATGGGCGAAAGTATCATGTTCGTAGCGCGTGGGTTCAAGGCAGGCCAAAGCCTCGAAAACTCTATCGAGACGGGATTCCAGGCCTTAGCTAAGAGGTTAGCTAACCCCCAACCAGACCCGGCGCAGGCAGCCCAGCAGCAGGCAGAACAGGCCAAGATGCAGGCCACCCAGATTAAGGCGCAAACCGATATGGCAAAGACGCAGGCGTCGTTGCAGGAAACCCAGATTAACGCCCAGCTTGAGGCTCGAAACCAGGAAATTGAAACTGGACGGCTGGCCCTAGAGGGAATTGTGGCTGAAACCGACCGTAATCCCCAAGTGGTGGTGCAGTAACTACATTTAATCATTGCACACATCGGCTAATGTGCTAAATTCGGGTGTGAAATGAGCGTTCGTGAAACATACGTTCTGCGTAATGGGGAGTTGGTCCCCAAGCGGCTTGCTGCGCCTCTGAAATCAGCGGGTTCTCCCGCCATTATCAGGGATGATTTGGGCCAAGGCTTAAAGCACATGGCAAATGGCCGGGTGACGGACAGCAAGTCTCAATTCCGCCGCTGGACCCGTGAGAGTGGATGCGTCGAATTGGGCAACGATGTTCCGACGAAAGTAACGCCGCCCAAGATTAACCTGCCGGACGTGAGGGCTGACCTCGCTATGAACTGGGAAAGACTGAATCTCAAATGAGCGAACCACACCAGGAACAGCCGAAGGAACCCGTCAGCGCCCGCGATGCGGTTGCGGCTGCCTATGAGCAGTTGGAAAAGGGTGCGCCAGAGGTTGAAACCAAAGCTGAGCCGGAGACTGAATATACGCCGGATGAGCCGGTAGAGACTGAGGCCCAAAAAGCCGAGCGTCTTCGGAATGAAAAGGGCCAGTTCTCCAAGCCAGAGGACAAGCCAAAAGTTGAGGCGCCTAAAGAGGCCAAGGCGCCGGTAGACATTCCACCCCCGACCAATTGGAAGGGTGACGCAAAGATCAACTGGAAGCGGCTTCCCCCGGCTATCCGGCAGGAAATTGTGAACGATTATGCGGAACGGCAGCAGCTTCAACAGCGCGCCTCGCAGTATGACCAAATTCTAACCCCGCAGCGTCGCCAGGCCCTTACTGTGGCTTATGGCAATGAAGTGCAGGGCCTTAATCAAATCCTAGCGACGGTGGAGTATTCCAACCAAGACCCGGAAGGGTTTTTGAAATGGTTTGCCCAGAATCGCCGGATTGACCTAACCAAGTTCGCGGCACCGCAACAGCAGGAGCAACAATACGTTGATCCTGCACTGCAACAGGTGACGCAGGAACTTAATGGACTAAAGCAGACTATCGCTCAACAGCAGCAATGGTATCAGCAGCAGCAGGTTTCGCAGCTTACCCAGCGTGTCAACGCGGAATGGCAAGAAGTCATGGCGAACGGGGAGAAATACCCCTATGCCAATGATTTGTGGCCGACGATGTTGCAGCTTGTGGAACGCAGAATGGCGAATGGCTTGGCTGATGCTTACGACAAGGCTTCCCGGCTTGATCCCAATGTGTGGGCCAGGATTCAGGAAGGCGAGCGTCAGAGCCAGCTACAGAAGCAGGCTCAAAATGCGGCTGTGAAGCGTAGTGCTGCGGTGTCCGTCGCTGGGGCGCCTGGGGGCATTGGGAACGCGCAAACTGCGGCCCCGATGGTCAATGGACGCCCTGAAACTGTCCACGAGACGTTACGCCGCACCATGAAGGAAATGGATGGGCTGCGTCTCTAATCCGAAAGGGTTAGACCCATGGCATCGCCGGGCCTTACTGAACTTGTAACCACCACCTTGCGCAATCGTACCCGCACGATTGCCAATTCGGTCCTCGACAACAACGCCATCCTCAAGAAGCTGAACCAGCGCGGCAATGTACGCCCGTTCGACGGTGGCCGTACCATTGTGGAGCCGGTATTCTATGCCGATAACTCCACTTATCAGCGTTATTCGGGTTATGATGTCCTCGACATCACCCCGTCTGACGTCATCACCGCTGCCGAGTATGACATCAAGCAGGTCGCCGTCGCTGTTTCCATGAGCGGCACTGAAATGATCCAGAACTCGGGCAAAGAGGCTATCATTGACTGGCTTGGCGCTCGCATGCAGAACGCCGAAGATTCGATGAAGAACGGCCTCTCTGCGGATATGTATTCCAACGGCACCGCGTCGGGCGGCAAGCAGATCGGTGGCCTCCAGCTGCTGGTCGCTGATTCTCCCGGCTCGGGCATTGTCGGTGGTATCAACCGCCTTACGTGGTCGTTTTGGCGCAACTATGCGTTTGATGCGACCACCAACGGCGGCGCTCCCGTCACCGCCGCCAACATCCAATCGTACATGCAGACGGTTGGCTCCAACATCGTGCGCGGTTCGGATGTCCCGGACCTGATCATCGCGGATAACAACTACTTCAACGCCTACAACAGTTCGTTGCAGGCTATCCAGCGGATTTCCTCGACGGGGAATACGACCGCTGGCGCTGGTTTCCCCAGCTTGAAGTGGTACGGCATCGGCGCCGATTGCGACGTGGTGCTTGATGGTGGCGTGGGCGGCAACTGCCCGACCAACCATATGTACTTCCTGAATACGAAGTATCTATTCCTCCGTCCCTACTCGGGCCGTGACATGGAAGTCCTTGGCGATGACCGCTACTCGGTCAACCAGGACGCCATGGTGCGCCTGATCGGGTGGGCGGGGAATATGAGTACTTCTTCGCCTAAGTTCCAGGCTGTTTTGTTCGATTAAGCGCAGGAAAGGAGCAAAACAATGGCATATTCGACCACCCCGCTCATTGGCGTAGACTTCGCGGCTACGTTCACTGACCTGACCTCGGCTGACAACAGCGGCAAGACCCCCTCGCTTGGCGAGGAAGTCAACACCGATGATGGCGGCGCGGCCCTGTTCGTTCTGGCGGGTTCGGCTATCACCAAGGGCATGACGCTTCATGTTACTTCGGCCAATAGTGCGAACCCGATCACCACGGCCCTGGCTCCGACTGCTGGCCGCATCGCCTTTGCCAACTACAGCACGATTGCATCCGGCTCGTATGGCTGGGTCAAGCTGCGTGGCAAGGTGTCGATCCTCGCTCTCCCGGCCTGCAACGCTTCTGTCCCGCTCTATACCTCGGACAGCGCTGGCATCCTGGACGACGCGACGGCGACGGCCACTCAATACCAGATCGGTGGTGTCATCCTCGAAAGTTCGGCTGGTGCCTCCACGGCAACGACTTCGGCTTTCGCGCAATACCCGACCGTTCTGCGCAGCCTGAACGCCTGATGTACTTGGTTCCGGATAGGGGGGAGCGATCCCCCCTGCCCACCGCCCCGATTATCTCCGCGTCAAAGCGCGTCGATATTCGGGCGAATATTCTTGCCAATTGCGCATTGGTCAAAGACCGGCTTGAAATGGAATCTGCGCATGATCGGGTTCTGTCTCTGGCCTGTTTCGGCCCGTCGCTGGCTTACACCGCATGGGAAATGGAAGGCGACATTATGTCGGTTTCTGGCGCCCATGATTTTCTGTTGTCGAACGGATACGTTCCTAAATTCCATGCCGATTGCGACCCTCGGGAGCATAAGGCGAAGTTTGTGGCTTGCCCTGATAAGCGAATACAATACCTGATGGCGTCTCAGTCCCCTCCCGCGTCAATTTCGGGTATTGTTGAAGCGCGTGCTGCGTGCAGTCTCTGGCACCTGGACGAAGGCGACGAAATCAGGGCCTTTTTACAAGAGCATGGCGAGACGGGGGCATATGTCCCGGGGGGTGGGTCCATCGGCCATCGGGCTATAGGTGTTGCCTACTGCCTCGGGTATCGGAGCTTCCATATCTTCGGGATGGATTGTTCTTTTACAGACAAGACCCATGCGGGTGAGCATCCAGGCAAGACGCCGAACAGGATCAGCGTTGATTGCGCTGGTGAAGTCTTCTCCACCAGCTTTGTCTTGGTGGAATACGCCCGGCAGATGATCCAGTGCGTGAATGCCTGGACCGACTGCCAATTCAACTTCCATGGGGACGGTTTGCTCCAATCCATGGTGAAGGAAGGAAATCGTTATGCAGATTGATAACCCCCCTTTCGTGATGAAGGAAGGCAACAGCGCGCTCGCCTTGACCTTCTATGAAATCCCGGTTCGCGCCGTGGTGCTTGAGAAAGACAAGCCCGAGCGGTTTGTCTATCACAAGGGCATTATGTGCCGTATCGAAACCCCGGCCATGAAGCACCAGACCGCCGAAGAAATGATTGAACTGTACAACGAGGCGGGCGACCTGATTAAGAAGAAGATTTGGATGTATGTAAACGGCCAGCCGGTCTATTACACCGACCGCTTCAAGGCCGCTTACACCGCCTGGAAAGAACGGCGCGGCACCGAGAGCATGGGCGGCACGCCGTTGGAGACTTGGCCTCGTCTTGACGTTGCCCTTGTTGCCCATTTCAAGAATGAAGGTATCCGCAGCCTTGAGCAGTTGGCGGCGGTGTCTGATTCCAACCTGCATGTTCTTGGCATGAATGGCCGGGCATGGCGCGATGGTGCGAAGAAGCACCTGGAAGGTTTGGCGCAGAACGCGCCGTTCGAGGAAATGAAGGCCGATTACGAGCGCCTCAAGGCGCTGTTGGAAGCCATGCAGAACGTAACCCATGAACCCAAGAAGCGCGGGCGCAAGCCCCGTGTTGAGGCCGAAGCGGCCTAAAGGAGAGAGAGATGGCTACTGCACTTGAATTGATGGGCCTTGGCGTTCCCGCCGCAGCGGCTGGCGCGATTGGTCAGGCTGACAATGCCGCCCTTACCCCGGCAGGTTCTTCGGCCAGTGATGCGGCGCAAATTGTCAGCCCTGTGACCACGCTTGGCACCGCTAGCGCGGCTGGCGTGAAACTGCCCCCCGCTCAGAGCGCCCCCATGGTTATTGTTCGCAACAACTCTGGCGCCAACCAGACCGTCTATCCGTATGGTTCGGATACCGTCAATGCCACCACTTCGGTCACGCTGACGAGCGCCAAGGTCGGGCTGTTTGTGCCGGCGCGCAACACCTGGATTTTCCTCCTAGGCGCATAAGGAGTCGGTGTCATAACCGCGCTCACGATAATCCAGAATGCCACCGGGCAATTGGGCATCCCGCAGCCTACCGCTGTGTTTGGAAACACCAATGCTCAGGTGGTCCAGCTTGCGTCATTGATGAACCAGGAAGGCCAAGAACTGGCTGACTATCACCAGTGGCAGGCGCTGACGAAGAGCAATAGCTTTACGACTGTTGCAATTCAGCCACAGGCTGGGGCTATTCCTTCTGATTTTGCGCGGTTTGTGAATAACTCAATGTGGGATCAGACCACGGCCAGGCCGGTAAAGGGGCCTATCTCGGAACAATCCTTTCAGATGTTCCAGGCATTCCCGGTCTATACCAACGTGAACCCGGTCTTCCTGATGCGGGAGAATGTCATTATCTTCCAGCCGGCGCCTGCGGCTGGGGATACAGTGGCATACTCGTATATCTCTAATCAGTGGTGCCAGAGCAGCGGCGGAACGGGCCAGACGGCTTTTGCGGCGGATAGCGATACTGCCAAAATCCCAGAGAACCTTATCACGCTCGGGGTTATTTGGCGGTTTAAAAAGGCCAAGGGCTTTGACTATTCGGAGGAATACCGGACCTATCAGTCACAGCGGCAGGAGACGATTTCACGCGATGGCGGCGCGCCAAACCTCAACATGACGTATGGCCTCAATCGCGTTTCTCCGTTCGCGGCAAATATTTTGTCCGGCAATTGGCCTGGGTGAAAAGTATGTCAAGAAAAGGCATCGGCGGCAGAAAGATGGGAGACGCAAGACAGCGTTTCGATGAAAAATGGATGCCAGAACCTAATAGCGGATGCTGGCTTTGGATTGGCGCGTATTCTTCTTTTGGATACGGTCAATTGTGGGGCGGAAAAAGCTTTGGGGTGCCTGGAAACATTGCAGCGCACCAAGCGTCGTGGATTTTTAATCGCGGCCCGATCCCGGACGGGATGGTGATAATGCACAAATGCGATAATCCATCGTGTGTGAATCCAGATCACCTACGGGTTGGAACATTCAAAGACAACACGGCAGATATGCTGCGGAAAAACCGATCCCCTAAAGGCGAATCGTCTTACCGTGCCATCTTGAAGGAAGCCGATATTAAGGTTATCCGAGACAGAAGCATCCCTATAAAGGAATTAACGAAGCGTTTTGGTGTCACGAAAGCCGCAATAGATAATATCCGATTGCGCCGTTCGTGGAGGCATGTTCAATGACGAATACCTTTAGCATCCAGGAGGAGGCGAAGGAGCCGCAATTCCGCAAGCAGGTAATCGCGGCTTTGGATGCCTTGGCGGCTGGCACTGGCATTGCTGACAACTCTATCACCCTCGCAAAACTTCAACAAATCGCCAATAGGACGCTTCTGGGTAACCGCTCCGGTGTCACGGCGGATGTTTCAGAAGTCAACGATATAGGGCAGTGGGGAACATGAGCCTTGTTGAAGATTTCCCGCTCCAAAATAACGCGGCCAAGCGCCAGACCGCTAGGGGCTTCTCTGTCCCCCCCTCGGTCGGTGGCCTTAATGCGCGTGACGAACTCGCCAACATGGACGAGCGTGACGCGCTGATCCTGGAGAACTTCTTCCCGGAGCCATCTTATCTGTCTCTGCGCCGTGGCTATGCGGTTCACGCCACCGGCATGACGGGGACCATCGAAAGCCTGATGGAATGGGCAGGGCCGACCGCCCGCAAGCTCAAGGCGGCTGTAGGAACCAATATCTATGACGTAACATCTGCTGGTGCTGTTGGCGCGGCGGAAGTCACCACCCTGACAAATGCCCGCTGGCAGTGGGTCAATTTCAAGACCTCTGGCGGATCGTTTTTGGTCATTGCCAACGGCGCGGACAGTGTTCGTAATTATGACGGTACCAACTGGACGACCCCGGTTATAACCAACGTCACCAGTTCAACACTGATCAACGTGGTGGCCTTCAAGAACCGTCTCTGGTTTGTCCAGGCCGATACGACGCTGGCTTGGTATCTCCCGGTAAATTCGATTGCTGGCGCCGCAGCGTCTCTAGATTTGGGTCCGCTGTTTAAACTTGGCGGCAAGCTGGTTGCAATCGGCACTATGGCGCAGGATGCCGGGGACGGGCCGGACGACTATCTTTGCTTCCTCTCGTCTCAGGGCGAGATTGCGATTTATCAAGGCACCGACCCATCATCGGCAACCACTTGGGCCATCGCTGGTACTTACCGGGTGGGCTTTCCCATCGGCAACCGTCCGATGCTAGACGTTGGCGGCGACCTCGCCATCATCACATCGGATGGCGTCGTCTCCGTTGTCAAGATGATGCAGGTTGATCGGTCTGTTGCCGAGAATGCGGCCATCACCTCAAAGATTCAGAACCTGTTTAATGCCTCTGTTCGGGCCTATGGGTCTAACTTTGGCTGGCAAGGCATCGTCTATCCGAAGTCAACGGCGGTGTATTTCAACATCCCGATCAGCGCGACGGTTTACCAGCAATACGTCATGAACACCATCACCGGGGCATGGTGTACCTTTGTGAACATGAACGGGGCTTGCTGGGGGCTGCTCTCCGACAACCTCTATTTTGGTGGGACGGATGGCAAGGTCTACAAGGCCGATACAGGGGCGCAGGACAACGGCGGCACTATCACGGCCAACCTCAAGACCGCGTGGAACTACTTCAAATCTCGCGGCATCAACAAGCTGTTCACCTACTATCGTCCCGTAATCCAGACCAATGGCGCCCCTTCTATCACGCTCGCCATGAATACGGACTTCAACGACTTCGCCCCGTCAGGCCCCATTGTCATCGGCGGCAATGGCGCTTCGCTTTGGAATATCGCCCAATGGGATACGGGCGTATGGGCGGGCGACCAAACGCTCTCTGTCAACTGGGAGAACCCGCAAGCGTTGGGCTATTGCGGTTCTATCCGGCTCCGGGCTGTGTCTAACGGACAGAACCTGATTATCAACTCATTTGATATTCAGGCGCAGCCTGGGGGGCCGATATGAGGCTGGCCTTTGGCTTCGATACCGAGATTGCTAACTGGGTTTGCGCCCGGCTTCCCCACGTCAATAATTTTGGCGATTGCCGATCTATCGGTGTGATTTCCAATGGCCAACTAATAGCCGGTGTGGTATATAATGAATACCAGCCATTGTATGGGACAATTGCCGTTTCGGTCGCGGCTGATACCCCAATATGGGCGGCAAAAGGCGTAATTCGGGCCATCCTGTCCTACCCGTTCCAGCAGCTTAACGTAAACAAAGTGTGGTCTGCGATGATTCACACAAATGAGCGAGCAATCAGGTTTAACAAGGGCATCGGATTCACTCAGGAGGCGGTTTTGAGGGATCACTTTGGCCTTGGTAACCATGCCGTAGTCACGCGCATGTTGCGCCGCGACTATGGGGCGAAATATCTAAAGGAGAGCCAGGATGGGCAAAAGTTCACCCTCGCCGCCGCCCGCGCCTGATCCGGCTGCGACGGCTGCCGCCCAAGGCGCCGCCAATAAGGACGCTGCCATCGCTGCTGCGACCATTAACATGGTCAACCAGTCGACCCCGTATGGCAACCTTTCCTACAAAAACCTGTCGGAGTTTGACGAGGCCAAATATCTTGCGGCCAATCCAGACGTAGCCGCCTCCATCAAGGCCGGCACGATGGAAAGTGGGTTGGCGCACTACCAGAAGCACGGGAAGAACGAAATCAACACCGGCCAGCGCGGGCCGCTAGATTTCTCCTACATGGAACCTGTGAACGGGGTTCCGCGCTATGAGGCAACGGTCACGCTATCGCCGGAACAGCAGCAGCTTCTATCCCAGCAGACGCAGGGACAGGCGGCGCTAAACCAGCTTGGCTTGTCGCAGTTGGGCCGCATCGAGAACGCGGTGTCGCAGCCTTTTTCTTATGACGGAATGCCGGCTCTAACCGGCTCTGTCAACGGCGCCGCGCTTCCGTCTCTGGTCAGCAATCTAGGCTCGCCGATCGGCAATGTGCAAACGAACCTGGATTTTTCCGGTGGTCCTGCGATTCAGTCATCCATTCAGAATGCTGGGAATATTCAAAACAGCCTGGACTTCTCGGGTGCTCCGGCGCTGATGGATACGGCCGCACTCGATCAGGAACGCGCCAGGATAGAAAAAGCCTATTTTGACCGACTCAATCCGCAATTGTCGCAGGATCGTGCTGCGCTAGAAGCGCGCCTAGCGAATCAGGGCATCACGCTGGGTTCGCAGGCCTACAATCAGGCGATTGACGAGTTGAACCGCAAAGAAAACGACTTGCGGCTTGGCATCGTTGGCGCTGGCGGTGATGAACTTTCGAGAATGTTCGGGATTTCACTCGGCGGCAGGCAGCAGGGCGTTAATGAGTTGACGTCGCAAGGCAACTTTGCCAACGCGGCGCAGCAACAGCAGTTTACCCAAAACGCCGCAAATGCGCAGTTTGGCAATGATGCGAACGCGCAATACGCGGCCCAGCAAGAAGCCATGGGCCAGTTCGCCAACACAGCCCAACAGCAGCAATATGCGCAGGCTTTGGCAAACGCCAATCTATCCAACGCGGCCAGGGCGCAGGCGCTCAATGAGCAATTGTCGATGGGGCAGTTTGGCAATGCGGCCCGCCAGCAGGCGATTCAGGAGCAGGCATATGCCCGCGACAGGCCTCTAGCCGAGTTGTCCGCCTTTATGTCAGGCGGCCAGCCTCAAATGCCGCAGTTCGCCAACACGCCGATGACTGGCGTGCAACCAGCCGACATCGCCGGGCCTACCGCTCTTGCCTATCAAGGCCAGCTTGCAGGCTGGAATGCTGCCAACAACAGAAGCAATTCGTCCATGGGCGCGCTTGCTGGTCTAGGTGGTTCAGCTTTGGGCGGCTGGGCTTCGGGTGGATTTTCAAACCCGTTCTCAGACCGGCGCCTAAAGAAAGACATCGTAAAGATTGGCGTCATGGCGAATGGACTGAATCTGTATTCGTGGACATACCTGTGGGGCGAAAAATCCTTTGGCGTTATGGCTGATGAAGCTGAAAAGATTGCGCCATGGGCCATCGGCACAAGAATGGGGTACAAGACGGTAAATTATGAGGCCCTGCCATGAGCTTCTTTTCAAATGTTTTCGACTTTGAAAAATCCGCCATGGGCGACCGTCTGGACCTCGCTAAGAAGGATTGGTGGCGCGTTCCCCTCGGCATAATGGACCAGGGTTCGACGGAGATATTCAACGGCCTTACCGGCAAGTCCTTAGAGCCGATGGTTGATTACTTTGGCGGAACCACGGACCAAAATGTAGCGAATGCCAAGGCTGCCGGGATCAACACGGGGCCGGGCGAAGGGATGCACAATATCGCCCGGCTCACCACGTCGCTTTTCGCTGGTGGATGTGGCGCCGACAAACTGGGAATGCTGGGCGGTGGTCCTATTGACGGATCAATGGTTGGGTCTGGCGCCGATGCCACGACCGTACCGCTGGGCAGCCTGCAACAATCTTCTTCCGCGCCTTGGATGAACTGGGCAAATCTGGCAACAAAGCTGCCTATGCCGAGCGGTGGCAGTCAACCGCAAAGCGTAGACCTGAATCCTTATGTTCAACGTCCTGCACAGCAGGAGGTTGGTGTACTAGAACAGCCGGATGCGCGCCGTGAAGCGTATATCCGTGCTCTTTATGGGAGAATAACATGATGGTTGATCCGCGACAGGCTCTTGGCCTTGTGCAAGGCGGCATGGGCGGTGGTCCGATGGGTGGTCCACAAATTCCACAACAGATCATGCCGCAGCAGGCGCCGCAGGCCATGCAGGCGCCCCAGCCCGGTGGCGGTATGCAGCAGCCAGGTGGCGGGATGCAGCAGGCCATGCAAGACCCGCGCATCATGGCATACTTGCGCGCCCTGCAAGGCGGGATGCGGTAATGTTCGGTCCTGGAAATACAAACTACGCTCCACCGATTCTGCAAGCGCGGAACCGTGACCCGCGTTTGCAGTATTTTCAGGCTCTCATGCAACAGGGTTCTAGCACTGCTCCTGTTTCGTCTCCGCTAGAGGCGGCGGCGCGGGTAGCGCAGGCCGGGATTGGTGGCTATTTCGGCGGCAGGGTGAACAAGGAATACGACGAGCGCCAAAAGCAGTATCAGGACGCTTTGCAAAAGGCGCTGGCTGATGAAAACCCCATTGCTGCTCTGCAACAGGCCGGCAATGCAGACGTAATGAGCCAGTTCGGGCCGCAGATTTTGCAGGCCAAGAGCCGTCAAGCTGAACGCAAAGAGGCGCGTGCCGATACCCTGGAGGATAGGCAGGCGCAACAGGCGTTCACCATGCAACGTGACAAAGCGCAACAGGACTGGACGCTGGCGCGTGATGAATTGCTGGCGGCGAAACAGGCTGCCTTGCAAAACAACTCGTTTGAGAACCAAGCGCGGTTGCAGCAGGCACAACAGGACTTTGCTGCGGCGCAACAGAACGCCCAACAGGCTTTTACCGCAGGCCAGCAAGGGAAGGCGCAAGCATTCCTGGCCGGCGAAAATGCGCTCTCTCGGCAAGCGCAGCAGCTTCCCGCTGGTTTCCAGGTTACGCCTCAAGGCATGGCGCCAATTCCTGGCGGCCCGGCTGATCCGGCTTATTTGGCCGGAAAGACAGAGGCGACGACCGCAGCAAAGATGAATGACGAGCAGTCAAAGGCTGCCACTTTTGCCGACCGCATGATTAATGCGGAGCGGGTTCTTAATACCGTTGGTAGCGTCGGAACCGATGCTTGGGAGCGCGCAAAAGCCGCTGTTCCGTTAGTTGGCAATTATGCCGTAAGTGATGATTACCAGAAAATGGAACAGGCGCAGCGTGATTTTGTTAATGCTGTTCTTCGCCGTGAATCTGGCGCTGTCATCAACCCTGATGAATTTGATAACGCGGCCAAGCAGTATTTCCCTCGGCCCGGCGACAAGGCGGATGTTCTTGAACAGAAGCGAAAGAACCGCGAAACCGTCATTGCTGGTATGGCCCGCTCGGCTGGCGCTGCTTATAAGCCGACGAAACCGGCTCCCTCTGGTGGCTGGTCGATCCAGAAAGTGGAGTGATGGCAAAATACCGCCTTACCTCGCCTGACGGCGGAACGTTTGAAATTACTGCCCCGGACGACGCCACCCCGGAGCAGGTGATTTCCTATGCTCAGAGCCAATGGAAACCCAAAGACGAGCCTAAGAAGGCGCCGGAGCGTAGTTTTGGCGAGAATATTGCATTGGGAACCCGAAATGCTATCGAGGGCCTAGTCAATACCGCTGGCATCCTGACCGACCCGGCTGCGTCAGCCATTAACATGGTGGCGGGGACGAATATCCGCCCCTACCGTGAGACGGTGCCGGAACTCCTGACCCAAGCCGGGTTTCCCAAGCCTGAGAGTGAGCAAGAGCGGATGGTCGCCCGTGTTTCACGTGAAACAGTCGGCCTCCTGCCCACGATGGGCTATGGTGCTTTAACACAAGGGGCCAAGGGAACCGCTGGCGTTGTCAGCCGGGCGCTGGCTGAAAAGCCGGGCGTGCAGATTGCGGGCGCCGCAGGATCGGCTTTGGCGGGCCAGACGGCGCAAGAGGCTGGCGCCTCTCCGAGTGGCGAGTTTCTGGCTGCTTTGGGCGGTTCGGTCGCCGGTACGGGTTTGGCGGAAGGGGCAAAGGCAGTCGGGCGCGGTATCTCTGCCGCTCTACAGCCCCTTACCCAGTCTGGACGGGAGCGGATTGTCGCAGATACCCTTCTCCGGGCCTCTGGCGACCCTGACAACCTCGCCACGCGGGTAGAGGCGGGTATGCTGGATACTGAGCGCCGCCTTCCTGGCAGCCCTGTAACGACCGCCCAGGCGGCCCGCGATCCGGGCCTTATGGTGCTGGAATCTGGCCTCCGCTCCGATGCCCAGAGGGTGGGCGGTCAAGGCGGTATGTCCGGGGCTGTTTCCTTCCGGGATGTAGAGGCCCAGCGCAACGCGGCACGCCAAGGCTTCATGCAGGGGCTAGCCGATGACCTGACGCCAGAAATGCGCGGAGAGACGGTTCGCGGCGGCATTAAGGAATCCCTTGGTCAAGCCAAACAGGCAGTAGGTCGTGCTTATCAGGACGCGGAAAAGGCCGGTGCTGCCATCCCCGCTGATGACTTAAAGCAGGCTGCGGGAGAGGCGGCAGCCAAATTCTACGGCCCTGGCTCCGGTGGTGCGCCAGCCCCCTTTAAGGCTGTTCTTGAAGAAATCGGACAGGCCAAAGGGCCGCAGAATTTCGAGTGGTATCAGAACGTGCGCTCCCGTCTGGGCGAGATTGCCGGCATGGCATCGCGCTCCGGGGAGAACCGTTTGGCTGCTGCGGCTGGTGCCGTTCGTCAGTCACTCGATGACCTGAGCGGCAATGTAGCGGGTGACGCGGCGGCACTTCGCAGGGAAATGGGGCGGACATTTGGCCGTGACGAAAGCGGCGCCTCGGCCGTTGGGAATATCCTAAAAACGGATCAATACGGCGCCCCTATGGTGCCGGCTCAGAACGTAGCAGCGCAAGCGCTGGCTAACCCCCAAGCCGTCCGCCAGACATTGAAGGCAGCCGGCCCAAAATCAGCAGAGGTAAAGGCCGCTCTCCGTGGGCAGTTTGTCGAAAACATGATGACCGCGACCAAGACCACGGGCGGCATGGTTGACGCGGCTGGGAATGTCTCAGATGCCCTTTCTCCTGCCAACTTCAAACGCTTCTTCGACAAGAACGCGGCTGTAGCGAAAGAGTTGTTCGATGAACCCGGTCAATTCACCAATCTCCAGCGACTGGCAAACGATTTCTCAGAAACCCAGCTATCGACCCTTACCGCCAAGGCGAGAGGGTCTGACACGGTTCAAAACCTTTCTGTGGGAAATCTTATTGCTAGAGCTAGCAATGGTCTTATTGAACCTAACAGTCCTCTGGCTCAGACAGTCGTAGGCTTGGGTCCGATCATGAAGGTTATCTACTCCGCACCAGAGGCTGCCATGCGCGAAATGCTGGTTGATGCGGCGCGCAACCCGAAGGTTGCCCGGATGCTTTTGGAAAAGGCCGGCCCGCAATCGGTTAGACGGGCTTCTGAATATCTTAACTCAACGATGGCAGACCGGATCATGCGCGCCGCTGAATCGAGCGCGTATCGCATCCAGCAGCAGGCGCAAATATCCCAGCAAAATGGGGGCATGTATGGCGGACAATGAGCTTCACCGCATGATGGGTTCGGTACAGGCCGGTATTGAGCATTTGAAAGGCTCCGTCTCGGAGATTAAAACCGAGTGCCGGGAAAATGCTGATGCTATTTCATCCATGGCTGGAGAGTTGGGAAAACTCAACATGAATCTACAGGACGTTAAGACAGTCGCTGACGATTGGGCCGCGACCAAAAAAAGGGGCCTTGTGGTTCTAGCGGGAGTTGGAGCGACTGGCTTGGCCGCAGGCTATGGTTTTAAACCAGGAATAACTTGGATTAAGACCGTGTTATTCGGGTAACTTAAAGGAGAGTACCATGCCATTCAGTTCCGGCTCTTATAGTTTCGTCGTCAATAGCTGGAACCCGGCTGTTGCGGCCACAAATATTTCTGCAACAGACTGGAATGCGCAGGTTACGGACCTATCCTCGGCGCTCTCGACCTGTGTATTGAAGGATGGCACCCAGACCACAACCGCGCTGGTTCCGTTCGCGCAAAGCCTCCGGGTTGGCACTGCCGGCTCGATCTTGGGGTTTGTCGAATTTGCTGGCAATACCTCCGGTACGACCCGCTTACAGCCAGCCGCCATCGCTTCCGGCACTCTTACACTGCCGGCAGCGACAGACACCCTTGTTGGTCGTGCCACTACCGACACGCTGACAAACAAGACCATCACCAGCCCGTCTATTGGCGGAACGGTGACTGGTGGCGCGACATATTCCGGCATTACGCTTAGTGGCACCACTACGCTTCCAGGATCGGGGAGTATCAGCAGCGGCGGCTCATTGACCATTGGCGCGGGCCAGTCGATTACTGCTCCCACCATCACGACCGCCAGCGGTGCGCTTTCATTACAGTCGGCCAATAATCAGATTGACCTGTTGACTGGCGCTGGTAGCGCTTCTTTGTACACCAGTGGCGGCAATACGGTTTTTCAGAACCAATCAGCGTCTTTCCTATTCGCTACGAATGCAGGAACGACACAATTCCAAGTGGCTCACACCGCGAGCGCCGTTAACTACTGGAATTTCAGCGGCGCCGCCAGCGGCAACAATCCGTATATGCAGGTGGCCGGTTCTGACTCCAATATCGGTATCCATTGGTTGACTAAAGGTGATGGCGCGCACCGCTTCTATTCTCGTGCTGGGTTTCTCCAGTTCGCGGTCAATTCGAGTGGCTCGAACGCCGTGAACAACTTTTCTGTTCAAGGTGGCGCGTCTGGGGTCGGTGTGTACCTCACCGCAGAGGGAAGCGACACCAATATCGACGCCTACTATTCGAGCAAAGGGGCTGGCCCGCATCGCTTCTTCACCAACGGTACCACAAATACAGAGCAGTTTCGCATTCTGCACACCGCTAGCGCGAATAGGTATGTAACCGTAAGCGGGGCTAATGGTGCAAACCCGGCTATTTCTGTCAATGGCGGTGAATTGGCGGTCGGCACAAATGCGTGGACTTTTGGTATCGCGAATGTCGTTTCCCCGACTTCCCCAAACCGCACGTTGACAGTAACCATTGGCGGCACGACCTATTACATTGCAGCAAAAACCACGAACGACTAAGGAGAATGTTATGGCTCTTTTGAAACCTATTCCGACGCCATATGGTGTTAATGCCATTTACCACCACGTAGCGGCCATTCTTTGGGATAAAGTCAAGGAAGTATGTCAGGTCCAACTGGCCGGCTTTGCCTCTGAGGCAGCGCGCCGGGCGCCAAACGGCATTCCTTTGGGCCGCGTGAATTTCGAGTTTCCTTCTACCACGCCCATAAGCATTGAGGCGGCGTATCATGCCGTCAAAGAAAACGCCGATTGGAGTAATGCTGAGGACGCATGAAATACAGCATAGCCTATCTAGGGCCGATGGAACTAGCCCATCTTCGACGCGACTTCATGCTCCTGTTAAAGTATGGCCTTGAGGCTTTAGGCCATACAGCGGACCTTGCGAACAACGAACTGCCCCCGGATCGGGTTAACCTCATCATTGGCGCCTATTTCCAGCCGCCCAAAATTCTGCGGGAGATTACCGCCTCTGGCGTGCCGTACCTCAATATCAATACAGAGGTGTTCTCGTATCAGGGCTTGAACTTCAACCCCCAGAAAACGGATATGGAGGCATACAAGACCTTCATTGCCGGTGGCTCTCCGGCCTGGGACGTAATCCCGGAAAACATGCCATTCTATACCGCCTGGGACTTGGACGCTCGGTTTCTGCGGTGGGGTTTCTGCCCAGAATTAGAGGACATAACCCATCGGGAAAAAGACCTGGATTATTATTTCTTCGGGTCAATGTCTCCAAAACGCAAGCAGGTCATTGAAAGCCTCAAGCACCTGAACGGCAGGGCTGACCATCACTGTACCTACTTCGTGAGGAATGACCGGATTGCTCGGGCAAAGGTCAATCTCAACATCATCCAGGCCAGCAAATACAGCCATGTTAACTCCTTCCGCATCGGCTATCTAGCCCAGAACCGGGCCTGCATCGTGTCGGAAGCCGAGAACGACCCGGCTGGCTATCTCGAAGCGGTGCAGATTGCCACCCCGGATGAATTTGCGGACGTTGTGCATTTTTTGGCAAAAGGTGGCTGGAAAGACCTGGGCGAGCGGGCCTACGAACACCTTAAAGCCGGTCCTTCCATGAAAGACGTTCTAGCGGGGGTGCTATGAAAAATCATTCCCCAGCACGCACTGATAACGAGATAGCCAAGTCGGCTAACGATGCGGCTAACCGCAACGAGGCGATAGACACGCTTGCCAGGACTATCTGGGCAGAGGCGCGGGGAGAAGGCAAAGCCGGCATGGAAGCCGTGGCCTCCGTCATCCTAAACCGGGTGGCTAAACCTTGCTGGTGGGGCCGAACGATTGTAACCGTCTGCCTCAAGCCGTGGCAATTCTCTTGCTGGAACCAGGACGACCCGAACCGGGCTAAACTCCTGTCTGTCGGAAAAGAGGATGCCTCGTTTAGAATAGCCCTGGAAATCGCAGAGATGGCCGTAGACGGGCATCTACCGGATTCCACGGGTGGAGCTACCCATTATCATACTGCCTCTGTAAGCCCGTCTTGGGCGCGTGGTCAGGTGCCGATCAAGACCATTGGGAACCACCTGTTTTACAAAGGGATTGCCTGATGCTCTCCGTCCTGACGGCATTATCCCCAATCCTGGACCGCGTTCTAGGGGCCATCCTACCGGATCAAGCCAAGCGCCAAGAGGTTATATTAACCGTCCTAGGCCAGTTACAGGCCAGCGACGTGGCCCAGATGGAGGTAAACAAGGCAGAAGCCCAGCATGATAGCGTATTTGTGGCTGGCTGGCGTCCCGCTATCGGCTGGATTTGCGCGGCGGCATTGGCTTATAGCTACGTTCTGGTTCCCTTTATCGGCTTCGGCCTGACGTTATCCGGGGAGCCTATCCCGAAGTTGCCAGTTCTGGACAACAATCTGTGGGAACTCATGTTCGGGATGCTTGGCATGGGAGCATTGCGGAGTTTCGAGAAGTTCAAGGGGCTGAAATAGCCCTTCAATGACATTACTCTTTCTCCCTCAGGTAATCCAGCGCGGCCAGAAACCATGTAGCAGCAAAAAAATATCCCAAGATGTGAATATTCTGGGCTGCAAAATCCCATCCAACTTTTGTTAGGTCAGATGATAGCCCGTCAGTATCGGTTAGAGATAGGCTCATATAAAAACAAGCACTGGCCGCCACCCAATCCCGCTTTTTCATGTTAGCCTTTCCGTGTTTCTCTAACACATTTCCATTGTGTGTTAATTCACTCCCAAGATTTCCCCTTTGCATTTAAGGCGGCAAGGTTTGCGCACCTGGAACGGCAATGTCAGATGGGGCCGTATCCATTAGCGATCTTGGGTCTAGGCCGTGGTAGCCTTCAGAGTAGCCGCACCCCATAACAGGTTAGCCGTAGATCATCTTGCTTCACTCCGACGCCATACCGACACGCAGGTAGTTGCTCGCTTCTAGCCTCGGGAAAATGCACCGTGTACCATCCCGAGGGTCCGTGTCGCCACAGGCCGAATACCCGCGACACATCGGCGGCGGCACAGCGCCGGAGTGAATTTGTTACGCATACGGATCACGGATACCTAGAATATAGCGGTCCCGAAAGACGCGCCAGAGATAAGCCGCTTCCCGCAATCTATCGCCAATGCGCGCGGGTATAGCGGACCACCGGATTTCAAAATGGCGCCGCCCAGGCCAACCGCCTTTCATATCATAGCGCCACGAGATCACCGGATCAATTCCGGAGACGCGGTAGAAATATCCGCTCTCAATTGTCCATATAATGCTCAACCATTCCTTGGCTCTCTGCTCTGCGTCCATTTCATAATAGAGCGGACCAAATGAGACACCACCTGTACGCAAGCCGTGATTTTCCCGCTCATTCATCTTGGCGCGTAGTTCGCAGGCAAATGGACCAGTGGCGTCAACTGGAATTCCCCACTCCGCAAGTTGCTCGTCAACAGTGCGATCTCGCATTCTGTTCTCCCATTATTGGCGCTCCCGACAGGACTCCAACCTGCATATGACCGACTAGAATTCGGTTGGCCTTCCAGTTGGCCCACGGAAGCAAATCTTGTGCAGGTCTCTCCCCGCTTGTCACGCCGCCCTGACGTTTGGTATCTGGTCGCTATCCTGTCTCGCCTATAGCTACCCGTGGGATTTAACCCCTCCACGGCTGGGGTAGGAAGGGCTGGGTGGCCCGTTACAGCACCACCCAGCCAGGAGGCCCTACTACCGGGTTGCGCCTGGGTTCAGTGCCTAACTGCGTTGCGTCAGTCCTCGACCCGACGAAAACCTTCGGGCGTGTATTCGCGCTGGCGCCGCACCTCGTAGATGCCGGGCGAAAACATAATGGGTTTGTGGGTATCATGGGGGCGCTGGTGCTCCAGCGCGGTCGGGCGATTCACGCGCAGCCAAGAAATCAGCGGGTTGTCCCGGTGATTGAACAACTCGACAGCCGGGCCACCGTCGACCGGCGCATCGGGGCGGTCCAGCATCATCACGTGATCGTGGCCAGTCTCGCTGTGGGTCACAACGATGCGGCCATTGATGGGCGTGGCCGGGATGAGTCCTGAGGGCAGGCCATCGACGCGCCGGAAAAGCACGTCGCCCTGGGCGGCGATTTTGTCGAAAGTACGCATGTCATTCTCCTTGGTTGATGGTGTCGAGTAATAGCGAAGAACTTCTATCACGTCCTGACCTCTGGAATTAGCGCTCGGTCAACGCTATCAATCCCATACGTCCAGAGATTGGCCTCCAGTGCTGTTTTCATGGTCGGCGGTACGGGCAGTGCGAATTCTCGACCCGTACCGCAGCGTACGCGGATGAAGCGTTCGCGCCCGATGTCCGGGATTGTGACTTCAACCAGTTCGCCAACTTCTGGCTCCTCGTCACGATCAATAGTCTTGGCGTCCAGTTCTTTGAGAACGGTATTCCACCCCAGAATCTCGCAGGCGGCGCGGCGCTGCTCAATATTCTCCCATGTGAGCGCAATCTGCGCCGTAAGCGATGACTTGTTTTCAATCCACCCGCTCGGCACCGATACGCCGTGCCAATGCCAGAGCGACCAGCCATCACGATAGGCAATCGATGGGCCAGTTTCACAATGCAGCCTGCCTTGATCGTCGCGATGGATTTCTTTCGGCCGATCCGAAATCGCAAGCACGTTCTGATGCCACCACGTCCACCCACAAGATTTGATAATGTCTTCGTCGATAGAGAAGCGCTCCAGGATTGGATCATCCCAGCCGCAGACATCTCGAAAGAAAGATACATAAGCACTCCACGAAGACCAAAACGCGTTTAGTCCGTAATTCGAGTATCCGTCTTGGGCAGCTTTTAGCCCTTGCTGGCGGACCTGCTGCTCGACCTGCTGCTCGACCTGCTGGCGGACCTGCTGCTCGACCTGCTGGCGGACCTGCTGCCAGACCTGCTGCTCGACCTGCTGCCAGACCTGCTGCTCGACCTGCTGCCAGACCTGCTGCTCGACCTGCTGCCCGACCTGCTGCCAGACCTGCTGGCGGACCTGCTGCTCGACCTGCTGCCCGACCTGCTGCCAGACCTGCTGCCAGACCTGCTGGCGGACCTGCTGGCGGACCTGCTGCCAGACCTGCTGCTCGACCTGCTGCCAGACCTGCTGGCGGACCTGCTGGCGGACTTGTTTGCCAAAAAGCTCTTTCAGCATGAGCCACGCGAGCGCGCCGCCGATGGTGGCGGCGTATGGCGATCCCATCCGCAACACGACCATCGGGCGCTTAAGGTCTGCGAGTTCGTAAGCCTTAAGGGCTGCCGCAGTCGCGCGGTCGAAGTCTGCCGGCTCAGTTGACAGACCTATATTTACCCAATCTCGGGTCCATTCACCGAAGCGTGCTATTTGTTTCGGTGTAAGTTTGGTGATCTTTTTCGACATTTTTACATTCCCGCGTTTCTGTTGAATGGAGCCAGATGCGAGGATTCGAACCCGCGACCACCGCGTTACAAAGGCGGCGCTCTACCACTGAGCTAATCCGGCGTGGAGTCTAAGCCTCCGTTTTCCATGACAAGCCGCGCCCTCAATGCGGCGATGCAAAGGGCTAGCGCCGGAGTGGGTTTTTCAGCGGACACAGCCCAAGAATTATCGTAATCCTCTGGATCATCGCATGACGCCCAAAAGCGGTTGTTGAACAACTTGCTCACTGTCCAGGCTATACCCTCCGGCACCAGCGTAACTGCTGTGTCGAGGGAAAAAGTATAGGCCGGAATGGGACCAAAATCCTTATCGCGCACAGGCATGACGCCATAGGCTCGGAAAACAGTGTTGCCCATGGCCTCATAAATATCAGCGTCCAACTCCCTCGACCATTCCGTCGCCTCTTCCAGCCGCTTAATCAGGTCGTTCATTCTTTTCCCTTTTCTGATATTTTGCGTCTCGTTGCCTACAAAATCTCGGTTAATATTGTCGTCAATGCGATTTGGTGATAGAGCGCAGCCCCCGGACTATGAACCGCATTTGCGGCATCTAGTTTGTTCCGGCGCATACTGCGCTCTTGCCACCGGTGGCATGGATCAGTGCGGGCCGGGCGCTACTCCGGCGTTGAACCCCTGCTGGGTAATTAGTTCTGGTCAACCAGCATATTTCTCGGTGCATCCAATGAGAACCGCACCCGGAGAACCGTAGGGTCACTCGTGGTCGCTATTCGCCACGCCGCCGCACTGAACTGTTGGTGCGCGCCCGGTGCGCAACGTCCGGGCCTAGTCGCGCTGTTTTACGCACCACCCCTTGCGGGGAACTGTTTACCGATGGCCGGGCTTGTACCGGCTGCGCGGATTATTCCTCTTAGGGTCTAGGTCTGTGTCCGCAACATGTCAGGTCCAATATTCTTGGGCGCGCCCCTGACATACCCAACTTAGGTCTGCGTGTCTTCCGGGTCGACTAAACCCACCACGCCGCATCGGTAACTTGATCAGGGCGACCGGCCACTGCATCCGGCATTATGGGAGCGCCCCGAACTCTAAACTAACTTTCGGCTGGATCGTAGCTAGCCGCAGAATCCTTTCGTCCTAGCTACTACTGAACCGGGAGAGGGACCCCCTGTTTCTGCGATACGACCCATGCGAAAATTAGCTTCCCCAAAAGGCGCCAGGGCCGAAGCCCCGGCTAGTTTCGGGGGGAAACAACCTCTTTCGAGGTGACTTTATACTCTCATAAATCATGCGTGGCGGCAAGAGAAAAAACGGGCCTACCGTTTATTTTTATTGTTTCCCGTTCCCCTCAAGGAGCGCCAGCACAGCGTCTGCAATACGACGATAGATATTCTTGTATCCATATATATCCTTGCCTTCCTCCGGCAGTAGATACCAGACTGTATCGGTCTGCGGACAGTGGGAGTTGTAGATTTCCACCGCCAACCGCTCCCGCGTCGGCAGCGGGCGCGAGGCATCCGGCGCGGCGGCGAGCATGGCGGTCCACCAGTCGCTTATGTCCCAATCTTCGATGCTGCGGCGCTTGGAATAAAAAGCCTCGGCAAACGCAGTAGCCATTAAAAGATCATCGTCTGGCTCACGCGGCACCACGGTATGGGTGGATGGGTCGTAGAGGCGTAGGTGGGTCATGTGGCCACACCCTCCACACCAACCAAGTCTCCGTAATCACCATTACCGGATTCCACAATAAATTTGATTGTTTCAGCCTTAAACTTCACATGATAATTTTCGATTTGATGCGTTTCGTTTAAGTAGTTTGCGATAATTTCTTGCACGTCTGCTTTAGTGAGCCGCGCAATAACCTTCGTTTCAAATTCCATCACTCCACCCCCAACTCTTTGCTGTATTCGCGCATAGCAGCACGAATTGCCGCAGCCATGCGCTCATTCGCGGAAGAACCTGCGCTCGCGAGCCACGCTTCAAACGCCGCCAATTCCATTTGCTGGCTAACCGGCGCGGACAGGATCACGCGGACAGGATCACGCGGGCGGCTAACGCTGCCATCAGCGGCGCGCAATGATTCCGGCAACCGTTTCTCTGCGGCGATGGCGTGCAGGACGTAATATGTCCGCGCCGAACAATTCATCCATGCGCCCCACTTTGATGGTTCGCGGCTACAAGTTATCAATTCTTCCGCCAGCCGTTCTAGCGCCTCGGGCGACGTGTCGATTGTGGTCATGGGGTCAGCCATTGCCGCCATCCTTCTGCTCGCCGTGTTCCTTGGCCTTTTTCAAGAGCGCATCAATTTCCTCGTTTGTCGCGCCAGACCGCATCGTATTGACACGCAGCGCCGCCCGCAGAAAACCGGCTTCCTTTTTTGCCGCCGCCAGTTCACGCTCGGCCTCTTGGCAAAGCTCGATCTCGCGGCCCAATTGGCCTGACAGGTGAGCAATCGTCGCCTTCATCCGGGCCGTGTCGCTGGTATCTTTGCCGGACAAGAACGCAAAGACCACATCCTTGTCGACATCGGCAGCCTCGGCGATGATGGCTTTGTTCGCCTTTTCATATGTGGCGATAACAGCCTCGGCAGCTTCGGCGCGGTTGGCTTTGTCGGTCAGCGCGTCAACTTGATCGCACAATTCGTTGCCAGCTTGGCGCTCTGTTAGGCGCCACATCGGCCCACATCCGTTCGGGCATTGATGTGGAGAATTGTCCGATGCCATGCGCCCACCTCCTGCATCAATGATGGTCGAAACAAGACGCAGCGAACATTTCGCGCAACGCAGCACGCCAGGCACATAAACCAGCTTCTCTAGTTCCGCCACCTTCGCGGACAGCGCTTCGGCGCGGCCATTGGCCTCGATGCGCTCCGCAATTGCGGTCTTGACCATAATGTCTGTGATCTGGGCGGCGTCCTCCAACTCCGCGATGCGCGCCGCCTGCTGTTCAATGATGGCGGCGGCTTCCAAACAGATGCGCCGCCTTGTTAAGTCTGTCGCATTGTCCAGGCCGCCAGCAATGAGGCGGATCATGTCGTTCACGTCGCTCATATCAACGCCCTTTCTTTTGAGTGCGAGGATACCAGCGATACGGAGCGTATCGCGCACGAATGCTTGATGCCTTATTCATCGTGCAATAGTTCCAACAAGCGATGCGGATAAGATGCCTCACAGCCCATCTCCCTCGTAGCCTTCGACGACGACGCGCACGCAGGCGATGCGGTCGGGTTGCGCGAGAGCATCTGCTGATTTCCTGGTGTCGTGTCTCCCCACTACGTGGTCTGGGTAAACGTTCATCCAAAACTCGTGCTTGAACGGCTTCGGCGGGGGTGGCGGCTGGATAAGGTCTTGGGCTATTTCATATTGCGGAAGAGCGCGGCCACTCGCCATCCAGGCTAATGGTGATCCCATACCCTCAATGCGCCCATGAATAGGCCATTCCCCTGGCGCATCCACGCAATACAGCGTGACTTTCTTCCCGTCCCGCGTCGTCACAGGCCGGGTGCCGTCAAGCGCGGCTTGCCAGTCGATTTTGTTGATTGCCTCTTTCACAACACCCTCCATTTCTATGCCTAATCCTACCAAACCGCCCGGCCACCGTCAACATAAATCTTCGCTATTGCCGATTACGGCACTTCATGCCCGCTTAGGCAGGCGGACGATTTCCGGTCCTTTATGAACCGACCGGACGGCGGATATTTATGCGCTGCCATCCTCGCAGCCTCACACATACCGCGAGAGTATGCAGAGCCTATGGCCTCTCGGACGCATAGGTCCGGCTCTTCGGTGTAGCAGAGGATAGCAACGACGATCCAGGTAATCACTTGCTGCGTTCTGCTAGCATGGCGTCGGCAACCCTATAACTGAACTCGGCAAGAGCCTCGAATCCCTTGTGAATGTCTTGTGGGGAATGGCCGCCCAGGTTATTAACGCCTTGAGCAAATGCGTGCATTGCTTTTGCTGCTAAATAGTCGCGCAGTGTCATGCCATACTCTGCCGCGCAAATTCCCGTACCATCTTGCGCCCTAATCTCCGGTGATGGGAATGCAGAACCGCCATCATTGCTCATCGCTCATTCTCCTGTTTGTATGCTTGGTAAATCTCTCTGGCGTATGCCCTTAAGGCGGCGCGGATAACATCGTCTGGCAACAACTCCCGCAGGGTGGTAATCTCTCCCTTGTTGTGGCAGCGAAGGTGTACCGAGTGAGAAAGGGGGATAGCTTCGTTGTCGGGCGATTTGATCCCGCGCCCCCTGGTCCCGATATGCGCCGCCTCTACTGGGTCAGCCTCTGTAGCCCGCAGCCCGGTAACAAGACAGGGCCGTGTGCGTAGCCAATCAAGATATGCGCGGTCGCGTAGGGCCTTGTCCTTCATCGCGCAGCCCCCACCATAAGCAATATTTCGTCCCGCAAATCTTGCTCATCAAGCCCTGGGATAAAGTGTTTGCAGATAAGGTCGCAGATGCGATCATAGAAGGCGGAAAACTCGCGTTGATCCATCTTGTGGAAAGCCAGCGAGCCGGGGATAAAGCCAACCGTTCCGTTGGGTAGTTCAATCCGCGTCCTGATCCCGGCTGCAATCTTGAAAGCCGCGCTCAGGTCATCCGGCGACGGATACCGCTCATGGTCCATATTCTCCCATACCTTGGAAACCAAGGCCCAATACAGCCGGTGGTGCTGGATGTTACGAGGCTGCTTAACCTCAATTTCCACCAACGTCCCGGCCTTCATCTTGGCGCAAGATTCCGTGCCATTGGTATCAACGGGGATGAAGCCTTGTTCTGTTTTGCGGGCTAGAAACTTCATTGCAGCCCCGCGATTAGTTCCTCTACCTTGTCGCTAAAGGCAAGGGACTTGGTTTCATGGTCTTTCGCCAGCTTGTCGATGAATCTCTGGTTCTCCTTCTTCCATTGCTGGTACTGGCCGCGCATGGTGAAGGAGCCAATCACCGACAGAGCATCGGAAATCCACGCATCAGCGGCTTCCTCTGGGGTCTTGGGCTTTGGCTTGATCGGCTGCTTCTCTTTCTTACCTTCACCGCTCTGGCCGTCCGTATCTTCGTCTGCCGCGACGCCAAGCATGGCCGCGAGGCTGTACCGCTTCATGTATGTGATGGCGGCGCCAAAATCCTGGTTATCCTTTGTCTCCGCCAAGATGGGGGTTTCGCTTGCCATCCACTGGCCTGATGAGTGAACCAGCTTGGTCAGGAGGCTATAGCGGCCTTCATCCTTGGCAAGCGACTGAACGAACCAAAGTCCGTTTGTGGTCAGCGGTTCGCGCACATGCTCAATGATGGCGTCAAGCGTTGTGTAGCTGAACTTGTAGCGCCCACCAGTCCGCTTGCTGACAACCTCGACCTCGCGGTTACGCGCCGGGGCTGTAAGCCCAGCCTGGGCCTTGGCAAGCGCCGCAACCAGTTCGTTGATATTGTCGCTTTGTAGGATTCCGTTAGTCATGCGTCCCTCATTGTGTTATATTCATCGATGCTTATGGGGTTCTTACACAGATATAACCACTGCTCGAAAGCGTCCGCCTCGCGCCCGTCTATCTCGCAGTAGTATTCAACGTCCTGCATCAAGTCCCCGGTTTCGTCGCGTTCCTCTACCGTCCATATCCGGCCAGGGAAGAACGGCCCTCTGGGAACGAGCCGCATTTTGTAGTAGCCTGGCTGTGGCGCGGTATCGTCATGGATCGGCGGCTTCTCTCCGAACACCGCAGACAGCCACCAGTCAGATTGCGTTACTTCCGGCATGTAGAGGCCCGCTCTGCCTTTCTGGCCCATTTCCTGGCCTTCCCTAGCCGGCCCAGCGCGGCGGCTAGTTCAGCAGCCCGGAGACAGCGAAGGCGCTTGTAGCAGGTGGTGAGCGGGCGGCTCATTTCTTCTCGTCCTTTTCTCTTTTAGTCACGTCATATGCAGTAGAAAATCCAGCTACAAGACCCCACACAATGCAAGCCAACGCGGCGATCCGCAGAAGTAAATGCCACTCAAGGATTGAGAACGATAGCGCAATGAAGCTGGCGCCGAGATAGACAACAAACGTATAGATCGGCCAAAACACGAAGAAGATTATTGCATAATACATCCTACCCTCCCATCGCCATAACAAACGCGGATTGTTCCGGGGCCGGTCATTTCTCGCCTACCGCCAGCAGCGCCAAGTCCATCAGTAATTGGGATGCGGTATTCGCCGCGCAGACGCCGGATCAGGTCGTTCACGTCGCTCATAGCCCATCCCCCTCGTTGCCTTCAACGACGACATGCACGCAGGCGATGCGGGTTTGCCCCAACATAGCCGCTTCCATGGCGTCTGCCTTGGATAGATGCGGTTTTCCAACTGGTGCCTCAAGCGGGAAAGTTTCTTTATATACGTTCATCCAAAGCTCGCGCTTGAACGGCTTCGGCGGAAGCGGCGGCTGGATAAGGTCGAAGTCGCCTTTTCTATGGGTTTCGCGAAAACCGTTTTTGCGCCACGCGGTTGGGGTTCCACCATCTCCGACCCGGCCATGCACCGGCCATCCCCCTGGCGCATCCACGCAGTACAGCGTGACTTTCTTCCCGTCCCGCGTCGTCACGGGCCGGGTACCGTCAAGCGCGGCTTTCCAGTCGATTTTGTTGGTCACGTCACTCACCGCCCTACCCCCCGCGTATGCCGCCACATAGAACCTTCATCTTCCGCCACCGTATCCGGCCCGCTGTAATAGTCATCCAGCTTGGCAGAGATGGCCGAATGAACGGCTTTCAGGTCCATATCATGGACGGCGCTGCGCAGCGTGTCGGCAGCGCCTTTCAGCATCGACGGCAGGCCCCATGAGCCGATACTGTCATTAAGTTCCTCAACCTGCTCTGCGATCCGCTCAAGCTGGGCGATCAAGCCGGAAAGGTGGCTGTTCTCGTTGAGAAGGCCGGTTGCCGTGGTGTGGTCCAGTTCCAGGTCCGCAATATTCTGCTCCATGCTGCGCTTGTCAGCCGCCGCGATGAAGCCGATAGCCCGAGATAGCGCTGCGTTGTCCATATCAATCGCCCTCATATGGTTTGTCGATCCCCTGGGCTTTGGCGCTGGCCTCGAAAAAGTCCAGAATGGCAAATGTTTCGTCGCCAAGCGGAGTGCCACCGCGCTTATTTTTCCAATGCTCTCGGGCCTCTTCCATGGTGAAGAAGCGGCAGCCTGCGGTAATTGCGGGCGCGTTTCCTTTTTGCTGGAAATAAGCGAAAGTGTAGCCATCGCTGCGGGTGGCAAGCAAAAGAGTTTTGCACACCCAAGCATCGCCGGACACCTGGGCATTGCCGTACACCCAAGCATCGCCGGACACCTCGGCATCGCCGGACACCCAAGCATCGCCGGACACCTGGGCATTGCCGGACACCCAAGCATCGCCGGACACCTGGGCATTGCCGTACACCTCGGCATTGCCGGACACCTTGGCATCGCCGGACACCTGGGCATTGCCGTACACCTCGGCATTGCCGGACACCCAAGCATCGCCGGACACCTCGGCATCGCCGTACACCTCGGCATTGCCGTACACCTCGGCATTGCCGGACACCCAAGCATCGCCGGACACCTGGGAAAGATTTCCCTCGTTTTCGATCCATCCGCCCAAGTCACCAGCCGCGATACAGCCAAAATCAACAAGGGCGCGGATTCGGCGCAGCGTGACGCCAAACACAATCTTTGTTTCGCCAGTGAACTCGTATTTCTTTGTCATATCACCCTCCGTTTCTATGCCGCCATTATCGGCGCGGGCGGTCCCCATGTCAACAACCAAATTAAATTAT